AATATTAGACTCCACATTGTTGTACCAACATCAGGTCTGCCAGGCATTTCGCCTTGCCTTATATTAAGTGCATTCAAGAGGTCAGCTTTAATGAGTTCAAAATCAGTTAGTGTATAATTTTTAAACCTGCCAACTGTGCTATATCCGATTACTGATGTCATAACGTATTTATGTGCTTATTCCAGTGACTTTTTGACTAGCAATCACTGACTGTACTGCTGTATCAATTTCAGTACGAACTACAGTACCAGTTGCTCCTGATGATCCTTTGGTAAACCCTTGTATTTCACTGCTGATTTTTTGTGTAGTAAGATTAACTGCATACTGTCCGCCTTTGACGAGCTCATTCATTTGTCCAGCAGTGATATTTCCGCTTAGTGCCCCATTAAGTGTTTTACCAAGTACTGCACTACCTTGTGTCCATTTTTTGACAGCATCAACTCCAAACTTACTAGCACCACTGACTAAACCAGCCAGATCAGCGTCGTCTTCTAAGCCTATAACAACACCTGCATTTTGCAAGCCATTAAGTCCTTTGGTGAACAAATCAGTTTTTGTTATGTCTTGTATGGTTTCATTGTTTAGAAAATCACTAACACCATTTATTCCTTGGTTACCGGTCCATACACTTGAACTGCTAAGAACAGTACTGAGGTCACTGGTAGCATCTTTCAAAAAGAAGTCACTGGTACCAGGTTTTAAAAATCCAGCATCTTCTAGTTCAGGTGCACTGAATCCAAATTTACCTACTCCTTTAGAGTTTGATATTTCGTTTGCCTTCTGCTCAACTTGTTTACTAGATTGGGCCAACATACCTGTTACTTTTTCAGGCGGTATTTTACCAACGTTATTAGTTGCATTGGCTTGCTTTTCATAATCGCCCTTTTCGATCTTTTTAATTTCTGTAGTTTCAGTTTTGTTGATTGCTTCTTGTGTTTTTGGCTCCAAAGGCACCGTCGTACTAGTATTGGACAAATTTGTAGTTGTGTTTATTCCTGTGCCTCTTTCAGCATAAGGTTCATGAGTTGGTACTCTTGTGGCAATTGTTTCTATTGCAGATGGTTCGGGTATCCAACCTTGTTGCGGTGAGAACTTTGTATCAGGCAATCTAAGTTTTGGAATTTCTTGAGCCTTGGGCACATCGCCTGCAGATCCACTGTTTAGTTTGATACAACCTGCTTCAAGTGTAAGTGCTGATCCAGCACCCCAACTTCCAGTATTGCTTTTCAACATCATTGAGCTGTCGCTTTTCAATCCAATCATGCTTTTGCTATAGGCCAATAAACTATTTGTACCTGTGAGGTTTAGACCAGCACTTTCCAAACTCATAGAGGTCTTTGCATGCATGTTTATACTGCCAGTTTCACTGTTTATGTTTATATTTTTATCTGCATGCATGTTGATTTCACCAGCACTTCTTATGTTTAAACTATTTGAGGCATAGACATCTATAGTGCCTTCCTTGCCTAGTTCAACCCAACTTTGTCCATTAGCATGCATAATATGTATTGTTTGTCCATCGGGTGTATCGTTCATCATTATCTGATGTCCGCCACTGGTACGCAATCTAATTAAATTGTCTTCGTTGGCCTGACTACCGTCATCCATTACCAAACTATGTCCGCCTTTACGGCCAATTACATTAACTTCATTTGCTTGTAGTGTTGAACTGTTTATTTTTTGTTGTAACTGTGCATCTGTTAATCCACCCGAGTATACTGCCCTCCCAGGAGTACTAATACCAAAGCATGCACTAGGAGATTCACGTTGACTGTTTGATGTTATAGGTCCAAGCAGTGGATCCGCTATTACACCTTGTGCTAACATTTGTCCAGCAAGGACACTATGCACTGGTTTTACTTCTTCAAAAAATCTTGGATTTTCACTTATTGCAGGATTTGAATTATTGATGTCAACCACAGGTAATTTTTTTTTGTTTGCAAACAGAGGACTATTACTATCATCTACGTATTTGTCACTTGCTCCAATTGCTGGTAGCATGTGATTAAGTCCAGGTTCTATTGGCATACCCATATAGTAACCTTTGCTTGGATCTCCATCTACAAAGAAACACAATACTTTTGTTCCTAAGTCTGGTGGTGTTCCCCAAAATCCATAACTTTGATTATTACCTGTAAAACTACCCGGGCCTGTAGGTTGAGGTGCACTTTGTTGCGTAACTCCATAGAAAGGACTTAGGTAACTTACTGTTCGCCAAAGACTTTTATTGTTTTTATCTGAACCAGCTAAATGTGTTATAAAAACTTGCAATCGACCACTGCGTGTTGGATCTACATTATTTGTAACTTCTCCAATAAACGGACCGCTTTCAGCAGGTGTTCCTCCAACATCTTGCTTATAGTTAGATTGGACGCCTCTACTTCTTTGATAGTTTTCACTTGCCATTTATAACCTCTTATCTAAATGCACTTGAATTAGTGCCAGCTCCACCGCCGCCAACTACTTTTGCTCCAGCCTTTACTCTACGATTTGATCTTTCTAAGGAACGTTGCGTTTTCTTTTTCAACAACGATCCTCTAAACCCACTGTTGGTACCAGCGTCATCACTAATTGTGTTGCTTCCTGGTTTAGGCTGTACCGGAGGTTGCCAGTTGTCTGTGTCTGTATCTATAGTTGAGCCTGTGTAATCAACATCGCCGTTGATTCCTGATTCAGCAATTCTTCTTGTTGTTGCATTATTTACTGTTGCACTTGTATAGGGAACAGTTTTACTTGCAGTATTATTCACTGGAGTAGGCCCACTGCTTCTTGTACTTCCAGAGATATAATCAGGAACTTGATTTACACCAGTTGGTGCTGCCTGTTTACGACCTCTAGGATCAAGAAACTCACCACTACCTCTAGACCCTACCGGTGCCGCTGGTTTTTTTGTTGGCCGTACAGTTTCACCTGCGCCGCCAAATGCATCTAATCCTGGTTGCTCTTCAACAACATTCGATTGTGCTTTCTTTTGTTCTGGACTATCAACTGCTGTATCAAATGTTCTAATGGCTCCGTGTAACCTTTGTGTGAACTGTCCGTTTTTGAAATAGTTAAAAATTTCAACACCAGTAAATACTATGCTTTCTTGTGCAATATTTGTTTCGCCAGTAATGCCACTCTTTGATAAGTTTTCTTTAAACACAGGAGTCAGCCCTGTTGCATAATCATAATCAACTACTCGGTTAAAACGTATTTCGTAAAGCACTTCGCTTGCATTACTATTCACACTACCATCTGCTTCAAAACTTCCAAGCGTAACATTGTTGTAAAAAATTTCACTTTGTGTTATAAAATCAGGATCACCTACTATTGTGATTTCACTTTTTGCAACGTCTGCTGGATCATATAATCTTGATGCTAATTCTGCTGCAGGTCTTGTACTTTCTCCTTCACCACCTTGCATACTACTGTTTGGAGCCGTTTCAAAAAATTTCTTTTCTGCAAAACGTGCATCTCCGACTACTGTGGTTGATTCGTCATTTAAACCGTCTTTGCCAATTGACTGTAGGTAGTTACTGTTTACATCAATTTGAAAATCTATTACTTCTGTGTTTTGCCCAGTGAACCAATAGTTGAATATTTTGTGTGCTCCTCTGTACATTGCTGGAGGAAAATATGGACTACGAGGAGTATTGATTTGATATCTACTGATAAAATATTTTATTCTGTAAGCAAAATCATTACGTTTCCTGTCATATCCAATTGGTGTAGCAGTCTGTGTTATTTTATACCATTGCACAGTTTTCACGGGAGGATTTTCAATACGCTTTCCTGTTACTTCATCAAAGGCAACTGTCTGTTGTGCAGTAATATAGGTGCTATTTTTCATCACTTGGTCAATTAATTGTGTTATTTGTGTACCAGCAGTAATACTATATTCTCTACTGTTAACATCCAGGGCTTGTTTGTTTTGATTGAGCTTTTGATTTGGATCACTGCTTTTTTCAAATGCGGTGCGTTTTTTATCCACAGTACCTTGTTTTTTCATTTTAGCATCTTTAAGTCCGGCAACATCTTCTAATTCAATCACATATTCATCTGCAATCAGGTATCCTTTCTTTTCGACAATATCACGTTGATGTTGATTTAACGCCGTTGCTAAACCCTGGGTGACTGTTCTGTCAGTAAGTCCAACTTTCTTTGCTGGTGGAGTACGTTCAGCAACTTCTAATGCCTCATCATCATCAGTATCAACCTGTTGTCTTTGAATATCGACCAACTGAGTGTTTCCGTTGAATAGTGTTTGTACGTCAGCGGCACTAAGTTGAAAGTTAAAAGGTATTGTTCCTCTTGCAGTTGAATATCCAACAGTGGTTTGCGGTACCGTGGCTTCAACGCTGTACACCACGGCCTCTGTTTTAATTTGATAGGTTATATTTGAAAATTGGAACGGAACAAATTTTTCTACCAATGCATTAGGATCGCTGGTTTGTTCATCACCACTAGCAGGATCACTGCTTATTAAATTGCCTTGGTCATCATAGCCATAGAATCTTATAACCATCAAAAAAGTTTGTGAATTTACATTTACGTTTTCAATGTTTTCATGTGCCGCACAAGCCTGCGATAGTCTACTTAGAAATGTTATACCTTGTGGTTCAAGGATGTTGAATTTCATAGTTTGAACATTGTGCGGTGATTGTGTTTCTTGTGTTCCTATAGCACAACGTATTTCTAAATCTTCAACATAAAAATCTAAGTCAAAAAAC